TCGGCAATATCTGCATTTAATTCTTTGGCTCTTGTTTTTTCAGATTCTACTCTATCTCGAATATCAGATTCTAAACCAGAAAGTGCCCCAGTATCGCCTTCATCTAAAAACTTTTGAATATCTTCATATGCAGAGTCTATTTCTTTTTGTTCTGTAGCTCTAGCTTTTTCTATGTCTTTTAATGTTTGTTCTTCTGCTTTACCTAAAACATCTTGCTCTAATAATCTAGATCTAACATCTTGAATAGTTTGTGCTGCAGGAGCAGTTCCTCCAGCTAAAAGAGAATCTAGTAAAGCTTGGCCAGATGTATATTCAGGTCTTCTTACTAATTGTCGTAAAAGGGTTTGTCTCGTTCCAGTATCTCCAGCTAATCTAGCCATTTCTTGAGCTTCTTGAGCTTGAGATACTGCTTGTAAATAATTCTCTAAAGAAAGAAAGTCTTCAGTTCTTATTCCTTCACCTGTACCAAAATCTTCTCTTGTATCTGCAATTCTTTGCAATTTAGCAAGATCTTCTGGAGAAATTTCTTGTCCAGCTTGTAATTGAGCAATTCTTCCAAAAATTTCTTTAGTTGCTTTTTCATCTCTGTCTAATCCTGCTTCAGTAATTCTTTTTTGAAATTCTTGCTGAGCATCAGCTAATCTTTTTTGTGCTTCTGCTTCAGGAGTTGAAATAACTTGCGCTAAGCCAGATGCTACAGCTTGTGCTTGTGGTACATTTTGCTGTAGTATCTGGCGATAGCGTTGGCCAGCCGTCGTTGGAGTCATTAGTGTTTGACGTGGTTGTGCAGGTTGTGGTTGTTGCGGCTGTCCGAACATTTGTGGTTGAGCAGTTCTTTGTTCAGCTTGTTGAGCGGCTCTTTGTGCAATTAATTGTTGTGGAGTTGGTTGCTGCGCAATTGGAGCTGCAGCTTGTTGTTGCGCGATAGGTGTAATTGGAGCTGCAGCTTGTTGTTGTATTAATGGTTGAGTAGTTGGAGCTGCAGCTTGGGTTGCAGTTGGTTGATCAGGTTGTTCCTGTAGTGTAGAAGCTTCAGCCATTTGTGCAGGCTGTTGTGGCGTGGGCGCAGGTTCTTCCATTGCAAATTGTTGTAATTGTGAAAATTCTTCTTCGTTTTTTTTAATATTATCTGCCACAATAACTCCCAAAAAAGGCCAACCAATGCCCTTAATACTATTTATTAAAGTATAACAAAAGTTACACTATATGTCTTGCCAGCTTGTAATCCGCTTATACCATCAATTACTACTTCTTTATTCTCTAATCTCCATTGAGGAGTTACACCAGAAGAAATATGTGTAGGATTTCCTTCTAAGTCCGTGATATTACTAATGATTACTGAAGAAGGCCTAAAATCTAGTGTGTATGCGATCCTTACTGGAAAAAATCCACCAGATAGAAATTCTGCTTCTTTTTGCGTGTAATTGCAAGGTTTTGATAGAGTTATAGTAGATCCCACAATATTAGTAATTGTAGTGTCATTAGCCAATCCAAGACCTTTAATTGGCTGCCCTATTTGAGCTCCATAATTTTTACCTTCTATTGTAGCTTGATAATAAGAAGCATTTAAAATGGTATTACTACCCTGAGTAGTGTCTCCTTTGATTTGAGAACACCCAGAAACTTGAATAGTCCTTACATTTGCAGATAAGTTATCGTAAAGACTAATGTTTTTTTCTAATATTGCTCCTGTTTGTTCAATGCTAGCATTCAAAGGATATAGCAAAATATCAATCCATTCCTGAACTTCTTCAGGAAAGTCTCTTTTGTTAATCCTTTTAATGTAGCGTGGCTTCATTATTTACCAATAAATTTTTTAAGCTTTGAGTATTTAGGCTGCGATTCTTTTAATGCTTTCTCAGTTGGAGCGCCAGGAGATCCTGGTTTTCGCATCTTTTCTCCGCTGCCTTCGGCAATTCTTTTTCTTTTGGCGTGAATATTAGCCCAAAGTCCTGGTTTATTTTTCATTGTTCTTTCCTACATATTCTTTAAGTTTCGAGTATCTTTTTTTACCTACGTTTTTCTCAGTATACTCTTTTGCTTCTTTTTTGGAAAGCCCTGGAACTTTAATTTTTCCACTTTCTGCGGCCTTCATGAAGCGAAATTGAGCTTTGCTGCTTGCTGGCATTATTTACTCCTCATACTTTTATCGCCACGACATTTCCATTTCTTTCGTGACAAATTATTTGGACTGTTAGGATCAGATCTCCAGTCACCTTTAATTTTATTACTTCTTGCACAATAGGCATCGCCCTTCTTACTGCCTGGTCTTATTCTGTCTCCGCCATCGGCAGCTTTACCTGCTTGTCCGTAACGAACTGTTTTTGTTTTCTTTTTTCCATCTTCTATATAGGTAACAAGTTTTTTAAATCGTTTTTTCATTATTGTTTCTCACCACTTATATAATTTTTTAATTTAGGAAATTTTTTTTCTTTTTCTTTCTTATATGCTTTAACATAAGGATCATCATAGTAACTATCATCTTTTGCTGATTTTATAGCTCCAGAGACTCCTCTTCTATGCGCAAATACATTTAAAAGTTCTAAATCATCTGACGGATCAACATTTTTAGAAATTCTTTTATTTTGTTCTTTAAGTAACGCTGACATAATTGCATCGTCATGTTCTTGCTGTTCAGTAATTTTATTTATCTCTTCTGGATTATTAATGTTTTTTAAAATAAGCTGTCCAGTAGGAGTTTTTTGAAATTCTTTATTTCTAACTACAAATTCTTTTACTGTGTTGGGCATTAATCCATAAGAAGATACAGCTCTTGTTCCTTTATGGATACCTGAACTTTGCATGGCATGTTTTTTATTTTTTCCTCCAGAAGATTCTAGAAGAGATATAATTTGAAGTTTTTTCTTTAGTTCTTCTGGATCCATTATCTTCTCACTCTCTGACTTGTTTTGTTAAAGAATAATTCTATACCAGAAAGCCTATAATATGCAAATGCTTCCCTGTGTGTTAATTTTATGTTAATTTGTGTATTTCTTTGTTTTTCTCTTGGAACGTAGGTTCTATTTGGTGAAGGTCTTACAATGCCTCCCCAAGTTCCAACACCCCAAGGATATAATCCCCAAAGAACGCCTCCAATTTGTCCAGTAATATCAACACTTTCTTCGTCTTTGGATAAGTCAGTATAAAACCCTACAGTAGCTGTATCAAAAAATGGTTCTTCAAACATAGCAACAAATTCACTTACTTGCTTAGTTACGGAAGGATTACCACATGTTTGTGCGCCATATTGTAAAACAGTATTAATACCTACTAAAATTTTAGCATGTCCTTCTGTCCAGCTATCTATTGGATTTTTTGTAGTTATAGTGTTTTTATCGCTATTTACTGATGATATGATACTAAAACGTCCATTATTTTGATATATTACGTCGCCAACTTGGGTGTTAAGCGTATTTGCGAGTCTTAACAATACTCCATCTTGAAAAGATAGTTCTATTAATCCTGTAACAGTAGCTGCTTTATTTAAAGTGATTGTGAAGTTATCATCAATAGAAAGAATTTTAGTTCCGCTTGGTATCCCTGTACCTTGAACTGTCATTCCAACTTCTAGGTGAGTGGTATCGGGTAACATGAGTGCTACTTGAGTAGATCCTGATGTTATTACTCCAGTAATAAATTCAATACTTACATCAAAATCATCATCAATATAATCTTTGTAATTTCTGTCTTTTCTTTCGACTTTAAAAGTATTTCTATCAGATCTTCCCAAATATATCAAACTTTCGTCTTCAAGAACAACTCCACATGTTCTACTTAATTCCCAAGTAGTCCATGTATTTGTAAGAGCATTAAATACAAAAGCTTGCGTCGCTGTAGTATCAAAACGATTCTTTATTGTAAACAATATGTACTTTTTATCGCTATCGTAATTAAATCCAAAAGTAAGCGTTCTTACTTTTTCTTCACTTTCTTCAAAAGTATCTAAAACTAAATTTTCAATTGGTCTTGAAATGTTATCAGATCTACTATCAGTTATTGTAACTATACCTTCTCTAGATAATGCAAAAATAGTATTCTCTAGTTTTGCCACTGATTCTGGAGCGGCCAATGCAATTGTATTATCAAATATAGACGATCTAAAACTTTCTGGATCTTCGCCTGTAACGCGAAATACTCCATCTTCTTTGAGTACGAAAAGACTGTCTCGAAGAGGTATTATTCTGATTGTTTCAGATCTACTGTTTCCAATTGGTTGTTGATTTCCTAAAGCAAATGCTTCTGGAAGTCCATATTTACTATAAGCTAGATTGTTTTTATTTTCTTCGTTTTTAGAGAATACAGTAACTCCTCCTGGTCCTGGAAGAGCAGGAATAAATGCCTCTCCAGTAGAAGCGCTATCAGCAGTAACATAAAATAATTCTCCAGTATACTGTCTAGCTTCTATTAGTATTTCTCCTGGAAGATTATTTATTTGAGAAGTATATTGCGCATAAACATCTGGATTTCCAACAGCGGAAGCTTGTCTATTTATAACTCGAATTAAAGAAAGAGCAGTATTTGCAATATTCTGAGCTGGAGTGCCTTGAGCATGTACTTTAAAATTTCTATTTACTCCAGAATAATCTTCCGTCTGTGCAGCTGTATATGTTACTCCAGCAATAGTAATTGTGTCTCCAACTTCTATTCCAGAAGTTCCATTTTTTAAATTGAATGTGGCGCCAGTATTTGCAGCTGTTGCATTATTAGTAATAGTAATACTATCTACTCCTATTGCAGAAACAACAGTATTAGCAGGAATTCCTGCCCCTGTAATAGTCTGACCAACTTGTATTCCTGTCATATCAACAATATTTGATATTGTGTCAGATCCTATTGCGCTATCACCTACAATATCAAAATCTCCACTGACTGAAAGTATTGTCAGACTTAAATTTTGTTTATCTCTTGTATTAGATAAGAATAAACTGTTCTTAAAAGACGAAATATCTTTTGCAAATAAAGGAGGAAAATTTGCTGATTCTACTCCTTCTTGTCCTTCAGAAGTATATAAAATTTCACCTGTTCTTAATTCTTCTGGAATATCATCAACAAAAGTAACAATTTTGCTTAATATTTCAGTATAAGAAGGATTTGTTTCGTATATAAGTCTTGAATCGCTAGGAGGAACATCTGCAGCTGTAGCTGAAAATCCACTTCTATAAATTTGATAAAAATGTGCCGGAGTAATTCCGTCAGGCACAGTGAAAGATATTTGTGTATTTTGACCAGATCCTGAAGAGTTTGATACAATTATACTAGATCTAGAAGATGGCGCTCCTCTAGCAATTCTATCATTGGCATCTTTATAGCCCCAAACAATAAAATATTGGACTGATCTATCGTCCGGCAAAAACCCTGGTATTCCACTAACTAAAGAAGCTTCTCCATCAAGGGCATATGCAATTCCTGCTAATCTGGGCTGTACTCTAATTGTCTGGTTAGATGCACTTGCCAATCCTCCAGGAAGAGAAACATTTTGATTTATCTGAAAGCTATTATCACTAATTAAATTAACAACATATGAATTGTCAGGAATTCCAGGCCCAGCAATATATTCTCCCAAAGCAACATCTAATACTTCACAATTAGATATAATATCAGATCCGTCAGTGACTGTAGCTAAAAAATTAATTCCTGCAATATTATCTAATTTTCTAATTCCTTCTTCACTTGTAAAAAATAAAGAATTATTTTGTTCGGCATAACGCATTTTGATGTTGCCTGTTGGATTTACAAAAGTTCCTGGATAGTCTATCCATCCGCCAATTGTAAAAGCATCTCTGACAGTAATCGTATGCGTTCCTGTTCCTTGAGTTGTTAAGCTTATTGCAGATCCATTCAAAGTATTAGAAAGTTTAAATATGTTACTATCAGATTCTACAACATAGTATACAGCGGCAGGTAACAAAGGAGATGGAAGTGTACCAGCACTAGAAAATTGAATAGCATCTCCATTTTTTAATCCGTGACTCAATGCAATAATTTTGTTGTTTGTTGTATCAACTTGAAAAGGCAAAAATGATAAAGTTCTGCTTGTAGTAGCATTTGAGTTACTCATAACAATATCTGAATTGTTAATGACAACTGCTCTAGTATTAGATGGCAAAATAGTTAAATTTTTATTAGTGGCTGTGACTGTATTTCCAACAACAGTAAATAAAACATTATTAGAAATCACTATTTCAAAAGGATCAGATTCTGAAATACTGTGAGTTCCTGTTCCTTGATTTGTTAAAACAATTGGCGCTCCAGATAGATCAGTTAATGAAATAATATCATTACTTGATGGTATAGCATAATATATATCTGAAGACGACAATCCACCTGGTAAAGTACCTGTACTAGAAAAAGTAACTAATTGACCAGAAGAAAGTCCATGATTTGTTATTGTTATTTGATTTGTAGCTGTATTTACGTCTGACGGAGAAAATGTCAGTACAGTACCAGATATACTTGTAATTGTAGTTCCTGGAGGAATACCTCTGCCTCCAATCTCTAACCCAGGATATAAACCTTGGGTAGATATGACATTAGTTAAAATATTAGATCCTAATGTCTGATTAGCTGAAAAAATTGTCTGTTTTTCGACTACTTTTACTGTCGCGCTTGAGTAGAAATCCTCAGTAGAGATAATATCTGTAATGCTATTAGATGCTGATGAAATTAAACCTGTAAAAGTGCTTTCTTTTTGATAAAAAGCCATTTTGTCGGGATTTTGAGGCAAACCATAATGAGTGACTAAATTGTCACCAAAAGTCATTATTTGGTCAGCTCTATTATCATTATTTGTCCCTAATGGATAATCTAGCTCACTATAACCTCTTCTTGGTTCAGCAGTGTTATCTCGATCAATAATGATATTTGTAGCTAATTGTAAAGCACCTTCTGGTCTAGAACTTAAAGGGTTTGGATATGTATATAAACCCTGATGCTTTAAAATGATTGACTGAGCCACTTAGAACCTCCGCCATGGAAAAATTCTTAATGTAGAATAAGGATTAACGATCTTTTGAGGTTCTCCCTCAACTCGATTAGATAACAATCCTAATACTGTGGTCTCCGCCTCTCTTAGTTTGCCTTGAGCAAATTGAATGTTATTATTATCTCCAATAGATTCTAATACTTTAATAGCAACTCTTTGCGCTAAAATAGGATGTAATTCTGCAGGAACTTGAGCAATAGTTGCTTGTCCAGCTAAACAAATCCAATCACCTACAGCTAAGTCTTCTGGAAGAGAAGTTAAGCTAGGAAAAGTAACAACAAGTGTACTTACATTAAATTGTGCCTGAATATCCATATTTAGAATTTCAAATCCAGGAACATTTCTATTTAAATCTACAGTTTGTGTAAATGTAGAATTACTGCCAAATTCAGGAGGAATATAATTCACTTCTACTTGATTAGCTGCAAGAGGTGTGCCAAGTGAATTTGGTCCAACTCTAGTAATTTGAGATGCTTGATTAGTAAGAACTAATTTAGAAGGTCTTAGAAAGTAATATTGACGAAGTTTTTGTCCAGCAAAAGTAGTTGGATTTTGTAGAATTACTTTATTATTTCGCAAATAAAAACCTGGATAGCCATTTACTAATCCACTAACTGCTTGATCTGCTTGAAGTCTTGGAATAGTAGTTTCCGTTGGTGTAGTAGCATCAGAGTTAGGAAAAACAATAGTAACATCTGAAAGTTTTTGACCTATTGCTCTAGGATGCATTCCATAAGATGCTTTAGTAGCAGTAATGGTATCTTCTTTAAAGGTCACCAAGTAATCTTCTCTTACTGACATTAAAAGAGGAACAATTCCAATCTGCATTTCTTCATCAGCAAAATCTAGTAAGTCATCATCACTAAAAGTGATTTGACTTATTGGCATAAAAGTTCGTCTTTTGATGTCTGCCACAAGAGCATCATTTGTATAATTAAATCCCACAATTACCTCTTACTTAATTAGAAAGGTTGTTTAAATCCAGGATAAGAAGGATCAACGCTATTAGGTTCTCGTTTAGATTGCTTTTTGCATTTTTCTAGTTTTTTACGAGATACTCTTTTCATTGCTTCTTTAAGAGATTTAAGTTTTTCTAATTTAAGTTCTCTTTCTTCCGCTTTCATTTTGGAGCCTTTTTCTCTATTCTATCATATGGTTTAGCACTTTTAATTTCTTTCCTTTGGGCAGACATATTGTATTCTTGTCCCATATCAGGAAGATAACCAGCCATGCCGGACATTTCTGCACCTTTTGAATAGGCAGACATATCCTTCTTTTTAGAACGCTTCTTCATAACGCCAAGCAGTTTACGAAGTGATTCTAACTTATAATCCATAATTAGTCTTCTTTTTTCTTTTTCAACATCATTTTAACAAGTTCCATAAGGTCTTCTGGAATAGCAGGTTCAGGAAGCTTGAATTCGTCTTCATCTTCTTCAGACTCTTCACTTTCTTCTTCTGATTCTTCCATTTCCATCATGGGCGCTTCTTGCATGTCTTCCATTTCTTCTGCTTTTTCTTCCATCATTTCAGACATGTCTTCAGGCATTTCTTCCTTCATTTCCATGTCTTTTTTAGGTTTAGAAACAGAAACTGACATGACAGTAACGCCTTTACCTTTTGGAAGTTTTCCAAGAACTCCACCTTTCATCTCTTTAATTAGTTCTTTAAGAGACTCAAGTTTCATTCCTTTCTTTTCTTCGTCAATTGGTTTCATCATGTTGTTCTTTCTCCTTTAACTTAAATTTCTTGTAAACTTTTAAGCTTAGTTAATTTTTCGTCGCTTCCATACTTAATCTAATCGAGTAGCAGTTATGTTTATATTCGAAATGTCTCGGGTTGTTACTGTTCCACTAACGTTTTCTATATTGCCGTAAACGTAAATAATTCCACCAGACCAATCGGCTTCATAAGTATGATAAAAAGAATCTTGAAGAATGGTGGCTCTGACTTGTATTAAACCTTCACTGCCTGGGCCTTTTATATCTGAAGCGCCACCACCCGATGCCTTATCAGACAAAAATATTAAGCCATAGGTTCTAGTCGGCAAAACAGAAAATGTGACAGTTAAATATCCAAAAATTTCAAATCTGTATTTACCAGACGGGAGATACATTGCTTGTCCTAAAAAGGTATTTGTGTTATTTGCTAAACCAGTGACGGCTGCGATTTCAGAATTATAAACAGTTTTTGGTATCAAAACCGCAGTACCAGCTTGTGGAACTTCTCTGACAACGACATGAGTTAAAAGTGTGTCATTATTTCCTCGAATTACTCCTCCGGCGCTCACAGAAGATGAGGAGAAGGTAATATTGTTCGCTGTTGCTACAAATGGAGCAATGTATTTTGTCATTCTAAAAAAGTCAGTATCATTTTGTGACCCACATTGTACAATTCCTATGACTGAACCATCGTGATTTGCTTCGACAATGATAGAAGCATCAGTGGATGCTGTAAAGGCAATATTCATGTAGACTTCATAGGTTTTTCCAACTTCTAATGTTGTTGTCAAATCAGACATCGTAGTGTTGGTTGTTACATCAGTAGAAAGAGTCTTTACCTGAACCAAATCACTTAAATTAGGAAAACCTACAGATATGGGATTAAAACCATCAGCCTCGCTAATTTCGTAGGAACCTTCTACACGGATAATTCCTCCTGCCGCAAGACTAGATCCTTGAAGTAGTCCACCATTAAGTACTATTACTGCTGTGGATGTAGAAGAATCATAAATACAATCACCTACTAATTCATTAGCGGATCCGGTCGCTGTTCTAACTGATGCAGCTCCCAAACTTTGAGAAGTTAGTGATGTTGAAACACTAATTGGAAGCGTAAATTGAAAAGTAGCTCCAGAACCAGATCCAGTAACATTAAATCTTGCATAAAATTCTACACTGTTTCCAACTCTTCTGTACCTAAATCCTGCAGTTGTTACATTTGTACCGTTAGTAAGAGTTGGCGAAAAATCTTGCCACTCTTCTGCTGCTGCTACGCTAGCAAAAGTAGTCCAAGCTTGTACAGGCCAATTAGTAATTGTAAATGTCAAAGTACCAGGGTTTCCACTAGCTGAAACGTCAACATAACCAGTAGGAACATATTGCGATAAATTTATATTAAAATTAGAATTATTATTTCTATAATCCCAAGTATAATCTGAAGTTTCAGTACTATTTCCAATACCTACAAATTCTTCATTTATAATATCATAAAATATAAATACTCTAACAGAAGCTGATGCAGCATAAAGCATTCCATTTGAAGAATCTAATGTTGTTAAAGTATCATTTGTTATTGCTACAGGTGTTGAATTAGTTGTAATATCACTGGCTATTGTAGTTACTACTGAATTTACAATTCTAGATCCGGCATTAAAAGTGATTTGATTGTTTCCAGCATCTGAAGTTTCCCAACTTGTATTACCACCACCGATTGGACCTACTGCTCCGTTATGATAACCTAAAAAGCCTTGAGCAGGATCATAACCAAGTTCTCCATTAGCAGAAGGAGTAGAATTGGTGAGAGTGACATCACCTGTGATGCTCCCTGAGTATTTACCTTTTAAATCTTTTTCACTCATTTACTATTCTCCTAAATTTAACTCTGGCCAAGTGATATTTTTTTCGACAAAGTCGCCGGTTTCTTTTGAAAAAGTATAAGCAGCATTAGGATTATTTTCAGTCATATCTAATAATGCTTGTCGATAAGCAGCAACAAGTGCTTGTTTTTCTTGTCCTAAATCAGCCCATCGTAAAGGATTAGAAACAAGAGGATCTACTTTAGTTTCTAATAAACGATCTCTTTTTTGACGTAATATATTTAAAGCTTCTTCTCCTACAATGTCCGCAGGAGCAACAAAAGGAGCTATAGGACCATAATCTCCAGCAATTGCTTTTGCATAAATAACTTTTCCGTGTTCTTCGGCATCATCAGGAGAAGCAGTAAAAGGAATCCAACCATATGTAGGATGGTTTAATTCTAAATCAATAGTATCTAAATAATTATATTTAACATTTTTTACTTCTGCCTGTGATAAATCCATTATAATCTCCTAACTAATTCTTAACCAAACTGTTGAAGTACTAGCCCCAGATCTTCTGTATCCCATACATCGCCAAGTTCCAGAAAGTGATCCTGAACCAACAGTAGTCCCTTCTTCGTCTGAAGCACGCAAGCTACTTCCGGCCAAAGTTGAATTAAATGTAGTCGCTGCAATGCTAGATATTGAACCAGCAAATGCGTAACTTCCAACAGCATTTGCAGCTAAACCAGCAGTTAACGCTCCAATAGAAGCAGTGCTAATAGAATGAGTATGAGAAGTAGAAGTAACACTATTTGTTGAAATTGATGTAATACTACTAGGAGTTCCTAATGTAATAGTTCTATCTGCAGCTAATGTTCCTCCACCAGTAAGACCATCACCAGCTGTAAGAGTTCTGTTGGTCGCAGTTAAAATACCAGCCGCATCAACTCTAGCTGTATCTAAAGTCCCAGTGGTGATTTTACTAGCATCTAGATCAGGCACTACTGTTGTAGCTAGAGTTCCAGTAGTGATTTTACTAGCATCAATACTTAAAGGTAAAGTAAGTATTGATGTTCCTATAATTGAACTTGACATTATCTTATTCTCCTACCTGTTCTGAAGGCTCTTCAATAATTGGTTCTTCAAAACCAGCATATTCCTCTACTAATTCGTAAATTGGACAACCACCTTCAGAAACCCACTTTTCATATTCTGTTCTTAAAGGTTGTTGATTTCCCCAAAGCTCTTGCGCTCTATCGGTATCAATACCACATTCAGCAACTTTTTGATCGTTTTCCCATTTTTCTAATTTAATTAAACAGCCTTTTAGTACAATTCCTTTAAACATATCTTTTGTCCTTATGTTTTAATAATGTAATTTAAAATAATGGAAGGTTGCATATTTTGATGTGCCTGACCGCCACCTGTGCTTTGGTTAGTCGCAGTTGTTGCATTATTAGTAGCTGTAGTTCCATTAGTTGTTATGCCTGATGCAGTTCCGCTTGATGCAGGTTCAGTTCTATTACCGTCTGTGGTAGAAGTACCAGTTGGTATTGTATGTGTATGTGAATTCTGCGTGTGATTATGACTGTTCTGAGTATGCGTATGTGAAGGCATTTGTGCAGTTGTAAGAGTGTGCGTTTGCGAACCGCCGGAAGCTGCCAAACTTGTTCCGTCAATTCCCGAGGCCGCTGAAGTAACTCTATTAGAAGCACTTCCTCCCATATCGTCTTTACCAACAGCCGTTCGTCCTCTTAAATCTGGCAAATTAAAAGTTGTACTTCCATCTCCAGATCCATAAATCTCACCAATAACTGCAAATAAACTGTCGTAAGTTGTTCTTGATACTGCAGA